ACTTCGTAAAGCGTCTGATCAAACTACTTAAACAGAATCATATGCTAGACTAGCATAGCTATGATCCTGATCAGCAGTGTGCAGTTCTAGGCCATTTGAATTTCATTAGACTATTCGTTTGATATATAGATAACTTCCAGCTACGGCGAATCCCGTTGCTGTAGTTCCGTTACGATACCCTGCTGTAACCTGATCGCCTGCATAAAGGTGAGTAACATATTTTATTATATATCCGTCAGGAAGGTGTAATCGTTGGATATAAAACTCCTTGGAATGAATATCTGTTCCATTTACTTTAAAGAATAGTTGCGCCGCATCTTGGTTATCTGGAGTATCAACATGTAAGTTCATCTCTATCTCGTAGACGCCTGTTGATGATACTTGTACACCATCATTAATTGGTTTAATTGTATTATCAGAACTTATTTGATCAGAGTCACTGTCGGTAGTATAAATTTCTCTAAGCGTTGTACCATCTCCCCACCCAAAACTAGTTCCAGTAGAGCCGTCAGTGGTATAGTTAGCATAATAGAAGGGTTGAGGAATTTGCAACGGTTGGAAAGATCCACCAGTACCTCCGATACCAATAACACCAGAAGCAGATTCAGTAATATATTCTAGTGCCGAAGAATCGACCGAGAGAGGTCCGTCGAATGTTGCAATATCACCCGCTCCAGCCAATCTTTCACTTACAAAGAAGTTGATGCTGTCACCACTAAAAACTCCCTTAAGATATCCTTCTCCGGCACCAGCACCAAAAACTTGTTTCCAACCAAAATCAGTCCAAGTAAGTTTTTGATTAAAAGCGTCCCACGATAAGAACTCCCCAGCGCCTCTACCTGCAACACTACTCACGCCATCGGAGAAAAGCAATCTCTCGGTTCCTGCGTCATAATATGGTACAGATCCTCTAGAGAAATCTATTTGTTCAGTTTGACTAAAGATCACATCGGATAGTCCATAATCAAACGATCCGGCTGCTCCGCCTTTGTCATGAGAAAGATATACTACATCACCATCAGCAAACAAATTCTGCCAACCAGCGTCAGTCCACGCTCTAGATTCCACAACAAGAACGGTTTCTGATCCAACAAGCGCCCGACGAGTAAGTTCAAATTCAATCCACTTATTTTGGGTAGCATTGTATAGTTTTAATTTTCCATAATTAGCGTTAACATTATTGCGTGGTATAACAAGTTCTATGTAATCTTGAAAGTTTACACCGTTTGCGTCCAACTCAGTAAAACGAAGAGTTATAGGATCTACAGTCTGATCTGTATCAATATTCCCATAGAAAGTGAAATGCCCTTCTGGAGTAACCGCGCCCCCTGCCGTCGTTCCCATCGCTGTAGCATTGAACACCCAAGTTCTATGACTAGCTCCTGTGGCTCCAGTAGCGCCAGTTCCTCCAGTAGCACCGTCAGTACCCGTAGCTCCAGTAGCACCAGTAGCACCAGTAGCACCAGTAGCACCCGTAGCTCCAGTAGCTCCAGTAGCACCCGTAGCTCCAGTAGCTCCAGTAGCACCAGTAGCACCAGTAGCGCCAGTAGCTCCAGTAGCACCAGTAGCGCCAGTAGCACCAGTAGCACCAGTAGTGCCCGCAGTTCCAGCAGTGCCCGCTTCTCCCGCCTTAACTAAATTAACAACTACGGGATCGCCATCAGAGAACACATCGGCAACCAAATCTTCTGCATACCAAACCATGTCGCCTGCAAATCTATAGTTAGAAGCGCCTGTAGCAATCGTTGTAACATTAAAGATTGCTCCTTTGTTAGGCAGGTATGGATGATCAATGCTTATGGTTCCAAATCTGTTAGGATTAGATCGACCATCAATAAAGCTATCAAACCACTCTGTTAAATCTCTTCCATCTGAATTCTCGTTGTCTATGGTAACGATAGATATGTTAGCCATAGTCAGTCCATTAAATGCTATATCTCCATCGCTAGTTACTATGGCGGTAGTAGCATTAAAGTTAGATCTTATGCCTATGAAGGTTCCTGTAGCACCCGTAGCACCATCAGTGCCATCAGTACCATCATTACCGTCAGCACCAGTAGGTCCAGTGGGTCCAGTGGGTCCAGTTGCTCCATCAGTGCCATCAGTACCATCATTACCGTCAGCACCAGTAGGTCCAGTGGGTCCAGTTGCACCATCAGCACCATCAGCACCATCAGCACCCGTTGCTCCAGTTGCACCAGTTGCACCAGTTGCACCAGTGGGACCTGTAGCACCCGTAGCTCCAGTGCGTCCAGTAGCTCCTTCGTTCCCTGTTGGGAAAAACTCTAGAATTACCCGCTCACCATTAGTAAAAGTATCTACTGGTCTTCCTCCACTATAAGCTTCAACATCAACATTGATACTAAATGAAGTAGCATTGTTTATAATACTAATGCATTTGCCTCCAGCAAATTCCGTACTATCACTTTCGCTCTTTATTACAAACCTACCAACCTCAGCGGCGTTTTGATTTGATAAAATTGAACTAATTAGATTAGAGATATTTACTTCATCTATGTTGTAGTGGCTTACTAGTAAATAATCAACCGACGCCCAGTTAACAGAATCAAGTTCTTCAGTATGAACAGATCCCGTTTGTCCATTAAACGCTCCAGTAGCATTAGACCAACTAAATACGAACCCTGTACTAACTCCAGTTGCTCCAGTTGCACCATCAGTGCCATCAGTACCATCGAGGCCATCAGCACCAGCGGGTCCAGTAGGGCCAGTAGGCCCAGTAGCACCGTCAGTGCCGTCAGTACCATCGAGGCCATCAGCACCAGCGGGTCCAGTAGGGCCAGTTGCGCCATCAACACCATCAGCACCATCAGCACCATCAGCACCAGCGGCTCCAGTAGGCCCAGTTGCACCATCAGCACCAGTAGCTCCAGTGGCACCGTCATTTCCATCACTGCCTTCACCAGCAAATGCCACAACAACTAAATCGCCCGTAGTTAATTTATTACTTACGAGGTTTTGTGAGAATGCTCTAACAAGGACATCATACTCGTTGTGATCGGTGTATTGAGTTATTCCTGTTACGGTGAAAACAAAAAAATCAGAAGTCGATGTTCTAGGAATTGAAGTTAAATAGCCACGATCCCAAGTGTCGAGTAATGCCTCTACATCTCGACCAGTAGAGTCATCATGAGAGATAAATATTTTTGTTATACTGTTAGGATCGTCCGCATTGAACCTGAACTCTCCTGAGGATATTCCTACAGAAGTTGTAGCTGAACTGAAATTCCAAGTAAGTCCTACGCCTGCGCCATCGGCTCCTGTAGGACCAGTCGCGCCATCACCACCACCCCCAGATCCGGGAACAGTATCCCCATCAGGTAGTTCTACGATTCGGTACTCTCCGTCTATTGAGGAGAGTATTAAAGGGATGCGTTCAGCCAAGTGTCACCTCACTCTTTTTCTGGTGTTTCGTCTTCTTCGGGCTCTGCTTCGTCTTTGGTGTCAAGAGAATCTAAAACTCCCTCAAGATCGTTTAGGGCGGCTAAGAACTCGTCAGTTCCCATAGGTTCTGGTTGTTCTCCCTCTTCTTCGGGTGCTGGGGCAGGAGCTTCCTCTTTCTCAGGTTCCGCTACAGCTTCAGCTTCTTCGATCTCTTCAACTGATTCTTTGGTAGACTTCTTCTTACCTTTTCTAAGGTCAGCAAGATCATCACCTTCGATGTCTCCATCACCATCAACATCAAGCTTCTTCTGAGCAGGGCTTAGACCTTTCTTAGCCTTAAGAGAATCATCCTCTTCTTCGCCCTCTTTGCTCTCCTTGTCCTTCTTACCAAAGAGCATCTTCTCCTTGGCTTTCTCTAGAAGCTCTTTTGGAGAAGCGTCCTCTAAGAAGATAGTGGTGAAATCGACGCTTTCGCTGATCGTAGGATCTTCAGTAAGAACATCAAGGTCACAGGCTGCGAAGCACTCAGCAATAATGTCGTTGACATCAATTACTTCTACGCCACTCTTGCTCTTAAGCATTTTGGCTACATCTTGTAAGCATTCCTTAAGAACACTACCCTTCTTGGTCAGGCGAGCAAGGCACTCGAAAAGAACAACTTGGGTCTTAGCGAGGCTACCAAAGGAGGGGGTATCCTTAAGGTTAGCAACATTGATTCCGTACTTTTCGTTAAGAACTGAAACGAGGGTAGCCTTGAGAGGCTTCTTCATTTCGTAGAGGTTAGAAACAAATTGTGAAATCTGCTTGTCACTCTTAGAAGAGTAGTCTAGAATATCACAGGCATCAGAGATGCACTCGTTTAGCTGACGCTTAGTGCTGAGAGCTAAGTAGGGGATCTCAATGACTGCTTCTACAAGAGCCTCTAGAACCTCTTCTTCTGAGTCCTCGAATACAAGGCTGGCGAGCTTACGAACTTTGCCGTTAGTAGCCCAGACATTATCAAAAGCCATCTTGGACTCAAGAAGCTCCTTCTGAATAAGCTCTTGCTTGCAGATCATCTCGTAGATGTTCTTGTCAAGACCGTCTTTGACAACATAATCCTTACCCTCTACTAGCTCCTCGAAGGATAGCTTGGGGAAGTTGAATGCGCGAGAGACAGAAGCAGATAGCTTAGAAGAGTTAGCAAGCTCTTGGATAGAAAGAATCTCTTCTTTGTTCTCCTCAAGGAACTCCATGAACTGTGGCATTAGCTCGTAGAATCTCTCAAACTCTTGTGTGTTAAGAATAGTCTGAGACTCAGAGAAGATATCAACCTTTTGGTTAAGACGCTTCTTGACATTCTCAAACTTAAGTCTGCTTTCCCAAAGGCCAAGGATATCACTGAATGAATCAGAAGCCTCAGAAAGTTGATCACCATTCAGGCTACCTACAAAATCAGTGACCTTCTGATCGACAAAGCTATCAAAGACTTCGTTCTCCTCAAAGATCTCAGACTCTTGAACTTGAATGTTCTCTAGAGAGATCTGCCCTTGGAGTGAGTAGTTACCTGATATAACCTTACCGCTTTCACTTAGGAAAGCAACTTTGCCCTCTTCAGAGTCAATGGAGAAAAGCTCAACATTCTCTCTGAGTGATCTGCCTAGGCAATCGCCTAGCTTGATAAGGTTTGTGACGGTTGTGTTACGATTTTCAAAAAGATGATCAAACATAATAAATCCTCATGTCTATATTATATAGTTATTGATTTTGGTCGAGTTTTTCCTCAATTCTAGAAATTGTCCTATTTATTGATTCTATACGACGAGTTGAGAGGTTGCCCTCTTCTAGCATTTTTGCTTTTACTTTGTTCAGAGTGTCTAC